TTATCCATTCTCTGAAGGTCCGGCCCTTATCGTCACTCAACAACCCTTTGACGTTCTCAAATACGAAAACTCGTGGTTTATTCTTCTGAATGAATTCGTGTGAATTAAAGAAAAGAATTCCTCGAGGATCCAATTTCCCTTTTTTCAGGCCGGCATTACTGAACGCTTGACATGGCGGAGAAGTCATATACAGGTCCAACGATTCATCTGGAATCTCTCGATCGTAAACGTCCCAAGGAAAATAATCCGGTTCACCATAGTTATAGGCATAAGTCTGACGGGCGAATTTGTCTTTGTCGCATGCAAAAACCTCCTTATAAGGCAAATTCAGGCGTTTAAATGCCTGAACTATTGAGCCAACCCCTGCGAAATCGGTTCCCAACTGTATTTGATCATTTACAACTATCATTAGTATTCAACATAAGTTGGTGAATTTACATCTATCGGATCCTCGCACCATACCTTTTTGAAAACAACCTCACAACCTTGGAACATGAATCTGATTGTGTCTTCGAATGAATTTCTGCCATAAGCAATAAACCCTGTGGTTTTCTTGATTATTGAACCATCATTGAACCGTACTGTATATTTCGCATTGTATATTGATTCTTTTGGCATCTCTTCAAGTATTTCGTTTCAACAAATATACAAGTATAAATCAATTACACAATACAAATTATCCGTTTTAACAAAATATTTTCTCCCTGGAATTAAAAAGCCCTCCTTTTTGGGGAGGGCCGTTTGTTTATTTTTCCTTACTTAATTCCGCAACTTCATTGCTGAACGCCCCCATAACGAAGCCTCTGACTGATTTAGCAACATGGTCCGCCATATCAATCGGAACACACTCAATTTGGAAATGACTCCCATTCTGTCTTTTCCCGTGAATCATTACCACATCCGCTTTCTTACCTTTTTTACTTGGTAAATACTCTTTGATTTCGACTTGTCCTGATTCCATTTTTGCTTTTTTTTAATTCGCCTACTCTTTAGCTTTTCGGCTTCCGCTGTTTTTCTTTTTCGAAATCTTCTGGTCGGTTCTCCGGCGTCATTCGTGTGTTTATCGTTACTAATTTGAATGGTCGTTTTCCGCTTGTCATTACCGCGCAGCCTTTCCACTCGAAATCTACGTCAACAATGTTCCATCGTGCCGTTGTTGCGTTTTTCTCAACTCCGAGCACCTTCACAGAGTCTTTAGAGCTGACGAACCAAATTTGATATTTGTAATCTGGATCGAGCACAACCGAATATTTCGGTTTTATCCATATGAACTTGCGCGAATAACCAATGTATGCGGTATCCCATTTGTTTCCGTTGAATTCGTAGAGCACAACTTTCGTTTTGCCTGCTGCGTTCTCAATGCGTCCATTAACTATGAACGTTTGAGATAATGATACCAACGCTATCAGCGCGAATGTCATTGTTAAAGCTAACTTTTTCATATTTCAGTGTTTTCGTGGTTAAAAACCTCTGCACAATCTTGGACCGTGCAGAGGCTCATTCAAATGTGTTCATATATGAACGGCACTATTTATTTTTCGTATTCCTTTTTGAACCATTCATTCGCAGCCTCGACATTTATTGTCATATTCGGGACTGCATGAAAAAACCCGGCTTCAAACGCTTTCAGCATTGCGTTCTTCGTGTAAGTTACTTCCTTTATTTTTATTTTGCCGGCGGGGAATAGTCTGTTGTAGTCGTTTTCTCCGTAATACATGAACAGAAGATCTTTCAAGTCTTTTAGTCTGTATGCTCCAATGAACGCGCGTCCGTCGATTGTAATTTCAGGGTTCTCCTTATCCCCTTTTATTAGCACTACTTTGAAAACATCATATTCAAATTCAGAACGGTTTGATTCCTTTTCTTTCGTTGCTTCAACGAAGAATAGTTCGCGAAGGTGTTTTTTCTTGATACTCATAATTGTTTGCGTTAATTGTTTTTGTTCATCAAATATACATATTGTTTTCTTAAAAACAATGTTTAATGCATTTTTATACAAACTTTAACACTTTTTAAAATTAAAAACCGCCTCAATAAGGGGCGGTTTAAGCTTCTTTAATGATTCTTCGGTCATTCGTCTATTTCCATAATCGGTAAATCGATTACCCTGGCGTGCTCGAATCCTGCTGGCCCGTCAATCAACGGCATCTATCCAGGCAAAAACGCCTCTTCTGCGGATCGTCTTCCGTATGCTTTATGTGCTGTGCTGCTTCATGCCGTGCTTTCTCTGCTGTAAATCGTTTCATTTTGTCTCGAATTTTACTTTCACGTTAATATAACCGTCTAACATTACGTCCAAATCCATGAACGGGTCGGTTCCTGGGCACATCAATTCCCATTTCAATGATTCTCCGGTTCCGTTATCCTCCCATTGCCTGCAAATCTCCTGCATGCGCTCCATAACAATGTCTTTTTTCATTCCTCCGAACAAATAGAAATTATCTTCCGGGTTCATTGTGAATATCATAACCCCGAATTTCCTTGCGAATGCATCCGGATTTAAAGGCCTTTTCTCCACTCGTGGTTCATTTTCCTTCCTTGCGAGTATTTCCAAATCAATCAGCTGCTCAATGGTTGCTCGGTTCCGCTTGCCGTTAAAGTGAACCCACTTGCCGCCCCATGCCAAAAAACGGCAAATAAGCACAATGCAAGTGTACGCCTGTGTTACTATCAGCATGCCGGCAACGAATGGCCCCGCTATCAATCGCAAAGGCATTCTCTTTGCGTGGTGTTTCCAATTGTATTTCTTCATGTTTGATTATTTTTTCTGCTCGTAATCTGCATCTGGAAGCCAATGCGCATCCTGCATTAGTCTGTAAGTTTTCACTTTGGCAAAAGTCACTATTCGGATACCTTTAATTTCAATTCCTATATCCAATTTTAATAGCTCGTTTTCGATGTCTTTTTCTACAATTCTTTGATTGCATTCGGAAAGCATTTTTTCGCTTATTGTTTTCGAAGCCTGCCCCATTGCTATCGAGCAAATCGTTCCCTCCGGGTTATGGATAGTATTATAAACTTTTGCAATGTCTGTTATCTGATAAGCCAGATTTATTACCATCGTCATTACTTCCATGTCTTTAGTTGAACATACCTGCGGGGGAATATTTACTACTCTCTCCCTCACCGGCTGAACCATTATCGTATCGAAGTAGGGTATTCTAAAATGACATCCAGGCTGCAAAAGTTCCGCTTTGCCGCCCGCCCTTGATCTTACTCCCATTTCCCAAGGGTTTATCACAACCCACCAGATTAATAACTTTTGAATGTGTTCGAATAACTGTTTTGCCCATTCCATCTTTTTCGCTTTTTTAGGATTCCAATTTTTGTTTCAGTGTTTTCGGTGCCTTTAGTTTTATTTCATTGGTATATCGTCGCATCAACGATTCCAATAATGTCAGTTATTCGCCCCCTTTTTTGCGCCCTCTTTCGAATTTTATTATCGTTTTCCCGCTTCCGATTGCGTTTCCTTTGGATGTTGTGTCGGTTTTGTCTACCAATCCCAAATCACGAATCATTACCGACTCTTTGAAAGCACCAACGCTGGCTCCTTCAAACTTCTGAACGTATATGATATTCTCTACGTGCGTGCAGACGGAAAAAAAATCGTTCTCCTCTTTCCAAATTTTCTTTTCTTCTTCTTCTTCCTGGATCTGCTGCGGCGTTTTCTTTTTTACTGTTTTGACTTCCGGGAACGGCGGGACGCCCTCCCCTCTGCGCTTGGCGTAGTTCTTCCATGTTGGGATTGTTATACCTAAGAATATACACATACTCTGAAGGGAGTAAGGTAACATCGTAGGTACTTTTACTATTGTTGAGTCTTTTCCGTGAACTTGCTGATGTATGTATTTGTGCTTGTCCTTCTCCTCGAAATACTCGTAACAAGCGTCTCTCAGCGTGTGGGAATTGCTGAATAGAGTGTTTCTTCCGTGCTTGGTCCTTTTTTTCCAAAATTGATTCCCTACCGGTCCGCCCTGCTTTTTCTTCTGACTCGGCGTTTCTGATTTCTGGTTGGCTCCCATGACTAATTATTTTTCTTAATGTTACTCAGTTTATGTAAATTCTAAATGTTCACTTTCTCTTATTATTGTCGTTTTGAACGGAAAATCTTCTGCCGGAACCTTTTGAATCATTTGAATGAGAATCGAGGAACCGGTAAATAATACTCTTTTCGTTCCGTTTAGTTCTATCTGCAGATGTAGGCAGTCTTTCGCGCTGTTCTGTATTGATTGTGCTATTTTGAACCTGTGTACTACTATTTCCCGGTTCAAAATCTGGTTTATCGTCGCTTTGTCTCCCGTAAAGTGATTTATTTGGGGCTTTATGCCCATTTGAGAGAATGTTTTCATTGTCATTGAATAGGGTTTTTATTAAGTGAGTGGAATTTGCATGTTTTGCCCATCCCCAATAGGAAAAAATAGAATTCCTGTTCGGGTTTTTTGCCAACATCCTTGCGAAACGTTTTTTGATTCCTTTTCGGAGCAAAACATGCGTGTGATATACTCTATAACCTACGAAATCGATTCCTCTGGCTGAAACTGGAAAAACTTGATAATTGCTTTTCACATCCAATTTCAACTCTGTTTTCAGGTAGTTTCTTATTTCTGATAACAGATGGTGCAATTCTTCTTTATTCGCGCCCAAAATCACCAGATCATCAGCGTATCTAAAGTAATATTTGACTTTCATTTCGCCTTTTATCCAGTAATCAAAATATGTGAGGTACAAATTTGCTAGATATTGACTCAAATAATTCCCGATCGGAAGTCCTGGCGCACTCTCTATTATTTCATCGAATACTATCAACAAATCTTTGTCTTTGAATTTCCGGCGTATAATGTTTTTCATTATTTGGTGATCGACACTCGGATAGAATTTCCTTATGTCCAATTTCAAACAAAATTTTGTGTTATCAATGTCCTTTAATGATGTTTTCAACTTCCTTAGAGCACCATGAATTCCCCGGCCTTTTATGCAGCTATATGTGTCGGCAGTAAACAACCCGTTAAATATCGGCTCCAACACATTCATAATAGCATGATGTACTATTCTGTCCGGATAATATGGCAATCTATACACTTCTCGCTCTTTTGGCTCAAATATCTTGAACGTAGTGTATTTTGAAGTTTTGAAATTCAGATTAATCAGATCGTAATGCAGAGTCAATAAATTGTGCTCGGCGTTTTGGTCAAAAATTCTCACTCCATATTGCGCAGCCTTTCCTTTCCTGGCTTTTTTCTCGGCAATTCTGAGGTTCTGAATTGATGAAATCGTTTCGTATAGTTTCCCGTGTCTTTTCATTTGCCTCTGTTTGGGGACCGGGTTCGCTCGTCGCTACTACCGGCCTGTTTTAAAGGGTCTTTTTTTGCCATGTTGGCAAGG